CTGATTAACCGCGCCGGCCTTGGATGCGTCTTCGTATAGGTTAACCTGAACGGAATTTCCGGCCAACGCTCCGCGTGCTAAATCTGCGGTTTCCTTTCTGCTGGTAACGTTCACCGGACCCGAAATTAATTCCGGACCATATTCGCCAACAATTCCAACCTTACCGGCCGCAATCCTGCCCCCGCGATCGTGCATCTCCACGCCCTTTAATTGGCTTAAAATGTTTGTTGTTAATGCGATCGCGCTGGCGTAATTTGCTATTGCCGACATCCAGCCGCCCTCACTCTGAGATAATGCTTTAGACCATGCCAATATTGCGTTGGCTGTCGCACTCGCAACCGCGAAGGCCTTTTGTACTGCAAATAATGCCTTATATTTTGCCCCACTTTGCGACATTGAGGAGGCTAAATTCTGAAACGCATCGGATAAACTGTTCATACCGTCGCCGAATTGTTGAACCTCTTCCGCCTCCGCTTTGGTAAAAAACCGCGTGTCGCCTTCGTGGGCTCGTTTCCTCTGCTCCGTTAATTCCTTTGTGTACTGCTCGTATAATGCGGAACGTACTTCGAGGAATTCCTGTTCCGTGATTAACTGATCATCGTTGAACTGCCTCAAATCTTCCAATTTGCGGGCGTAACTTTCGCGGATCTGCGCCTCTTCGTCGCCCAAATTTTCAATATAAAACGCGTGAGCCTGTTCTCTCAACTCCTTAATTTTGCGCTGGTGTTCATCCTCCAATAATTCCCGCACTTGGTTAACCTGCTCCGCGGTCGCGCCCTGGCTGTTCATCGCTTCCCGCTGCAATTCATCCAATGATTTGAAATAATCGCGGTCTATTTTCTGACGTTCGGAAAGGCTGTTCCGTTGCAAATCAATGATACGGTTATAGTACGCGCTCCAATTGTCCGCGGCTGCTCTGATTGCGGAACCTCTTCCGCCTCCTCCGCCGGTTCCAAATGGTGTTAATGATACATCCGCACCGCCTGAACGTTCCCGCGCCTTTTTCTCCGCTTCTTCTCTCTTCTCGTTTTGTTTATCCAAATATTCCGAATATGCATTTAAATTTTTATCCATCCTATCGGAAAATTTATCATATCCAAAGAGAAAATCACCCAAACGGCCAACAACTGACGTTGTTTCCTTCTCGTATTTTTTCGCGATCGCTCTCTGCCGCTCGTTTGTTTCATATATCGCCCGTTCATATTCCGCGGATCCTTTCTTCAGATTCGCGGTTTTTTGCTTGAATAACGCGATCTCGCGTTCCCGTTCGGCCTTGAACGCCCGTTCCGCATCTCCTCCATTTATGAGGTCGTGCCATGTCTCCCCGATTGTTTCCGCGAATGAATTAATATAGCCTAAAACGCCCGGCGCACTTTTCCCGCGTGCCCCGTTTACCTTCTGGGATGCATTAAAGAAATTGTTTAAATCTCGGGTTAATCCCTCGAAATCCTTCGCCAAACGGTCGACATAATCGGACCAATTATAAAAAAATTGTTTTATGGCTGCCTGATTATTGTTAATCCACGCGGTGATCCCGTCTAGTGCCGTGCTCATTGCTCTAATGGTGTGCGCTATGGCATCCCCTAGCCCGCTCTCTGCAATTGCTCGGACAAAATCCCCCCAGGCATTTTCTAGATGATTAATCGCTCCGGTCATTCCTGATTGTAAATATTCCAATGCTCCGGAATTCTCTTCCCCGAGTTTTTTGAAATATCCGGAAATGGCTTCCGTGTTTTTCTCGATTTCCTGCGTTACGCCCTTATACGTTAATTGGATTTTGTCGCCGGATTCCGTCGCAACAATCCCCAATTGTGCCAATGCCTTATATTTGCCCTGCGCGGTCGCGGTAAATGCGGCCGTTACGGTCTCCAGCGATTTGCCGGAACTAAGGGCGATCTGCGTGAATGTCTTCAGATTTTCCGCGGTCGGCTGAATCCCGTTCCGGCGTAAATCCAACGCGCTATTTTGCAACGCGTCAAACGGTTGGATCGTGTCTCTGGCCGCCTGCTGCAACATTTCGAACATTTCCCGCGCTTCGCCCACTCCTCCGGTGGTCGTTATAAAACTAGCTACGGCCGTTTCTGTTGCCTTTAATTCCTTAACAACTGCGGAACCAATGGCACCGGCGGAAATGGCACCGGCGACGGATGTCCAAACGGCGCCCATTGCTTTAAATGCTCCGCCGATCTCCTTGGTTTCCGTCCTAGTCTTTTTCTTCATTTTCTGAAGGTTTTCGTTATACTTCGTTGTGTTAAGGCTAACCTTATTTAGAATATTATTAACTACGGACATTTTTTATTTTCTCCCACTTCCGCATTTAACATTTTGAAAACCTCCCGCGGATCGATCGTGTCATCCTCTCCGGAATCGGCTTCCGCCTCCCCGTTCATGATCTCGTTTTCCATCCGAAAAACCTCCGCCCATACATTCAATTCATTTAGCGGAAAATCTAAAACGGTGGTTATTGGTGCGCCGATTTCCCGGGCAATTCGTGCACATAATAAAACCGTGTTATTTATCTTTTTTTTTCCGGTTCGGTCGGCTGCTCGTTTAATTTTGCCAATGCTGTATTAATACGCCTGATTAGTCCCGCCGGCATCCCGTCGAGTACCTTTTCCGCGTCCTCAATCGTGCTAATTTCACGCTTTCCGGCATCATCAACCAAACATGACATAATCATAAATGCGGTTAATTTCTTCTCGCTGTCGCGGAACTCCGGTTCCCTCAATCTGTCGATAAATTCCGCGTGTTGTCCGCCGGTCATTTCCTGCAGCTTAATCTCTGCACCTTCTCCCAATTCCGGCGCCGGAACTAATACGGATTTAAATTTTACATTTGAAATTTTATCAAAAATTGACATTTAAATTTTTCCCTGGATTACAAAACACATATAAAAAAACGGGCGCATTAAAACGCCCGTCGCTCTATGTCTGGAACTATGTTCCAAAAACGATGGTTGGTTTACCGGACATTTTGCCGACAACATCCCATTTGATGGTTTCTGACAGGCTCACCTCCTGCGGGTATGCTGATTTTAAGGCCATTTCCATGGTCAGTGTGGTGCCGTCCTGATATTCAATCTGAACATCTACAACCGATCCGGCATTTGCCGCATTGATTAACGCCTGCTGTACGGAGTCGCCGGTGTAATGGTGGATTGTGATCGTGACTTCGTTTCCGTCGAATGCTCCGGCAAGGTAACGCTTGGCCGCTTCCGCGATGCAGGTCTGATCTACATCCTCAACGGTTCCGCCCGGTGTGGTAAACACTGAAACTCCCGGAATTGTTACAAACTCGGCTTCCGGTGTCTGGTCGGCTAATCTGTACGCCACAAGGGTATTTTTCCCCGTTATGGCGTTCTTAGGTGTGGTTGGTGTTAATGCCATTTATATGGTCTCCTTCTACTTGTTAACAAGTCCCTTGTCGATTATCTCAATAAGGGATTTTTCCAAATTATTTATAATTTCTGCTTTGTGGCTCTGCCACTCATCGCGTAATATATGCCGTGCCCTTAATTTATTTCGTTTTCCGGTTCCTAGGTCGTTCCAAATGCCGATATATGTCGCAGGCTTCGGTTTAATTCTGTACCAATCGGAATAACCTTTCCGGAGGGTGGTGCTCTCAATATCCGGTAAACCTTTATCACGCCAACCGAATGTTGTATACGCGACGCCCTTCAATGCCTGGGATTCTTTCGTTACCTGCTTAACGCTTCGGCGGGCGTATCCGGTATGTTTTTTAAATGCCCGGCGGGTTCTCTGGCGTAAACTTCTAACAGCCTGTTGTGTCGAGCCCTTCAAAACAATTTTTTGCGTCTGAATTGATAATTTTTTATCGACGTTTTCCATACGTTTTAAAAAATCATCGAATATTTTTTCAATATCGGCGCTTTCACGGTCTCCGATCGTGATTTCCTGCACGTGCTCCGGAATAACAAACCACATTTTAACGCTCCCAAATTACGCAATATTGAACATTTTTAAACGTTATTATTCGGAATCCTCTTCGGAATCCACGTCCCAAATGTCGCAACTTAATTGCATGGTTGCAATCTTGTTATTTTCGTCCGAATCGCCCAAATATTCCAACGTTTCGACAACCATATATTTAACGCTTTGATCTGTCGTCAGGCCGTTCAATGTCTCCGCATATGCCACAATTTCATCAAGATCGGCGTCTGTTTTGGCAACCATTAACAGACTAAAATTTAACTTTCGCTGGAAATGTAATTCCAAATCATTGTTATATTGAATCGACATATTGGAAATAATAACGGCGGAATCTGCTTCCGTGGCTGCCGCATAATCGAACGAAACATTAACGCCCGGCATCTCTCCGCATATTACATCTAATAAATCGTTTTTTATCCGTGATATTGATGTTGCCATTATGTCGCTATCTCCTGCGTTATGCTGTTATCTAGTTCAATGCCCAGGATGATACTTCCGGCCACTGAATCCACGTTAATGGTGTTAATTCTGTAATATTTGCCGTTCGGCAACTCTACACGCCAACGATTTGTAATTCCTGCTTTATATCGTATATATGCGGTGTATGTCTCGGATTGTAATTCAACATTTGATTTGATAATCTCTCGCAGGGTAACCTGTTTTAAATTCGCCCAAACGGTATATTTTAATTTATATTCGGTTGTATGTACTCCGCCGGTGACTTCCGTCGTCGGTTCATACAATTTAATTTGTTTGTCTAGTCTGCCGGCGCCAATAATCATTTTTTAACCTCTATAATCTATATACGAATCTAATAAATGTTCAAAAAACGTTGTATATTGTTTCTCTTGCTGGTTTTCTCTGTTTCGGTAAAAATCGCCGGCGGTAACTAGGATATACTGTTTAATTAACGGCGGAATCTTTTCCGGATCGTCTGTGACGGGATTATCTTCCGCATTATCTGAATAAATCGGGCGATGGATCCTCATCTCTGCATCTGATTGCGCCGCCTCTATATAATGTGCGATCAGCTCGTCTTCCGCGTCGTCGTCAATTCTCAATTGCGCTTTGACCGTCGCAACGCTTACATATAACATTTTTTAATTCTCCAAAATAAAAGAGGGAACCCGTGTTCCCTCTCTATTCATGCCATTAACTCAGGTTATGCTGAGATGGCGAAATCACCATAACAAACGGCCTTTGGCTGCATTACGACGAAATCTAAACGACGTTCAACGCGTAATGTCATTAAATTGCGTTCGAAATCGTCCTCACTTCGTGCCATTTCGATTTGTAATCCGGATCTTTCAATGATCTTGCCTGCTTCCGCAAAATTGCCCATATAGAATTTGCCACTCTCTACATTTTCGTTTAGAACAACCGGAACGCCCCAGATCCGCTGGGTTGGGATGTCAACAATACCCGGAATTAGATAATCCTTATTAACGTTCTTACTCTTGAGAACCTTTGTCCAATCTTCAGAATTAAGAACAAGGATTAAATTTCGGATGCCTGCTGCTTCCATCTTGCCTTTAACGGTTAACACAAGATCGATCACAGTGTCGGTGTTTGCCCAAACTACACCGTTTAAATAATCGGTGTAATTGCCTGACTGATTGAGGCCCTTTAAATTAACGCCGGTGCCGTCACCTCTTAGAATCTGATAATCGATAACCTTATCTAACTGGTAAGGAAGATCGTCATTGATTACCTGCACAATATTGGCATTGTCTGCGATCATCTGTTCGGTTAACTTTGTCCAAACAGGAAGGGTCTTCACGGTTCCCGCGATGATCGAACCGCCGTAGTTTGCTTCCGGCTTTTTATTGCCTTCCGCGGTAAATGCGGGGCCGGTGGCGGTTAACGTGGTGCGGTATCCATAACGGATAAACTCATAGGAGGAACCTTCCACGGCCATGGTGCCGAATAATGGTCGGATGTTGATAACGGAACGCGGATCGGTAACTACGCCAATGTTAACAGGTGGGGTAAATGATCCGTGTGAAGCGGTGTTATCTGCCTGGGTGGTTGCCGGAACGGCTGTCTTTACTTCAAATCTGTAATTTGCGTTACGGTTCCCGCGGTAGCTCTTTTTGAATTCCTCAAAACCTGCGGATTTAACGAACATGGTTCCGGCGTCGGTTGCTTCCGCTTTGGTTGCTTCCGGTGCGCTCTGGTTCTGCTGCAATGCGGCGAGTTCCTTGTGAATTGCTTCGTTGTCTGCCTTCAGGCTTGAAACGGTTTCATTGATGCCTTTAACGGCTTCAACGTTGCTTTTTACCATTTCGCCAACGTCGGCGATGCTTTTCACGGCTTCGGCTAACATGTTTTCTTTTTCGTCCATTTATTTAATCTCCAAAATAGATTTACATATTTGATTGATTGATTGTAGGCCTTTTACTTCGTCGGCGTCTCGCTCGCTATGTATCGCCCTCTTTGCCTGGCTAATCAGTGCCATGGCGTCACTTTTTGAAAAACCGGCATCCCGCAGGCTTCTCTCAAATTTTTTAACATTATCAATTGTATCATTCTTAATCGATTTAAAATCGATCATTCTGGCGTTATTATCGGCCGGATAATTAACGATTGATATTTCCCGCATATCCTGAACGTTTGTTATATGCCTGATTAGGCCATCATCATAAAAATAATCGTTTTCGCCTAGTCTGATACAGATTGATAAACCATCAACGGAACCGAATTTAATTGATTCGTACAAATCCGCTCCGGCGCTGGTCTTCAGATTGATTCGGCCGTATGCCTTAAGTCCCACGTCGTCAACCTCTAACCGGTCCCAAACTCCAACGGGGAGCCCCCATGAATCGTGGTTAAAAAACATCTTCGGCAATTTTCCGGTTTTTAAAAAATTATCAAATGCTGTTTTTTCGATCGTGTCTTCGTATGAATCCACGCCGCCGAACTTTGACGCGTAACCAACGATAAAACCGGAATCCCCTTCCGGTTCCTTATCGGGATCCGCTTTAATCTCTGATTTTTGATATATATAAAAACTCATTTCTATAACTCCAATTACTGTTTGACCGGCTGATCGCTAAGCGGTGTTTGTGGCGTCTGGCTCGGGTCATTCTGTCCCAATTTGTCCAACGGGTATAAATTATTTTGTGCGGTTAATTCGTCCGCCCCTTCAATTCTGTGCAGGCCGTCCTCTTTCCTCAACTCGTTTCGTGTACGTAATCCGTTTTGTACGTAGCTAGTCTGCATACTAACGCGCGTTTGGTCGCTCATTCGTTTTAGGACTGATGTCCGGAATTTAACGATATATCGAGCATCTTTTATAATTTTCTGCTGGATACATTGTTCTAACTCAATGCACATCGGGAGGATCGTCGTCTCATAAAAATAATTCGACAACTCCACTAAATCCGCCCCGTTTTCTCCGGTGAGAAGCCCGTACGGGATGCCGAACCAGCGGGCGAACTCCTTAACAATAAATTCACGGGTGGCCAATAATTGGGTTTCAACCGGTGATAATGCCAACGATTGGAATTTGAATCCCGCCGGTAATAGAGGAATCCCGATCGGAGCCTCCGACATTTCTTTATATCTTTTTAGAAAATCGGTCGCCTGTTTTTCGTTTAAAATTGGTGTTTCTGCTGACAAAACCCCGTTCAGTTTGCCTTTGTTGCGAAAAACTTCGATGCTGGCATCCTGCGCGGAAATCGCTTCCGTTAATGTCGTTTGAGCAAAGGTGGCGGTTGCGAATCCAATTAAACCATTTCCGATGTTTTTCCAATGCATTATCTGATCTGGGGTATACGTGACAAAATTATTATCAGATGTGTAATATTTATAAATTACTTTCCCTTTTTCAAAATCAGTCTGCACCTGCTCCGCATTTAACGGGACTAATGCGGCGATATAATCCGCGCCCTTTGCCCTGTCAATTCGTATATATGCATTACCGTTTATTAGGTAATTCATTGTTATTGTTTTCAAAAAATCGGCCGGTGTCATATATGCGTTAGGCTGCCGGTTCAACAACTCGAATAATTGCCCGCTGGAAACACGTTCCAGGTTCTCGTCATCGTCGATTTTTTCCAAAATATCAATTGGAAGGCCGGACATACTACGGGTTATTTTATTTACACATTCCCAAATTGCCGGAATCTGCAGAATATTATTAACGGTTGCCGGTTTCGTGTGTGGAACAATCGGGACAATTGGTTTATTTATCTGTTGCCCTTCGTAATTTCCTAGTAAACCTTTAATCCAACTCCACATTTTCTAAATCCTTAAAATAATTTAAACTGTGACCAATCCGCCGGCGCTTTCTCTTCACCGCAGTAATTTGATTCAACATCCAATTGGATGGCCTGATTCATGGCCATTATTAACGCCACGAATCCATCAATTTTATTATCATTTTTTTCTTTCCGCGGGTAAACATTTTCCTTTGCGTCCATATGTGCCACAACATTGGACGCGTTCCACGTCATCACCGGATTATTTATAAAATGCATCCGGCCGGAATATATTAGTGCCTGAATCTGTTTCATTGGCTCCGACAAATTTTTTAAATTTTGCGCTAATTCGGTCATTGGTACACCTTCCATCAGTAGCCCCTGTGCCATCTGGGTGGCCTGCATCGGGTCATAAGCAACGGATAACGTTTCGTATTTCCGGCAATCCTCCAATATAAAATTTTGGATTTCTGAAATATCGGTTATTGTGCCTTCTGTTACGTGTAAATAACCATCCTTTTGCCATGCCTCATAATTGCTATTATTGGAACCGCGCACCGTGTCCGACGGAAGATAAAAATCCGCCCAAACATAATAATGCGTCGTTCCATCATCGTGCCGGCGGAAAAATAATTTAATGACTGCTGATAAGTCTAACTTGCTGGCCAAGTCGATGCCATATATAACCGGTTCTCCGGAAAAATCTTCCGGCGTGAATGATGCATCGATGCAATTATTATATTTCTGCATGTCCAAAAACGCGGAATCACTGTTTACCCAAACATCGAGATGTTTGGTTAAATAATTTTTTTGTGCCGTGGTGTTAACCAAGGCATTTGTCAAACGTCCGCGAATGATGTCAGGGTTAACTGATACGCCCCAGTTCGGATTGGCTTTGATAGCCGCCTCAATCGTGCGCCAATCGTCGCCCTGGTCAATCGTGTATATAATGGCAAAGAATGAATCATCCACAACGGCACCGGATAATATTTTGGCTGCTGTTCGGCGTCTCTCCATACATATGCCATCTAAAATAAAACCTGCTGTCGTTATGCAAAAAACTAACGGTTGTTCACGTTTTCCAATTGATGTTATAACCACATCATAGACATATCGTGTTTTATGCGCGTGTAATTCGTCGATAATAGCAAAATGTGTATTTAAACCGTCTAACGTTCCGGCATCCGCGGATTTTGCCAAAAATTTGGAATTAGTTCCCAATACTATGATTGAATGATTCAAACATGTAACGCCGAAATAATCCCGTAAATCTTTGTTGCCTCTGGCCATCGCCAAGGCATCCCCGAAAACGATCCCCGCCTGTTCTCGGGTGGTGGCAAAGGAATAAACTTCCGCGCCCTTTTCTCCGTCTGCAGTTTCCATGTATAGCCCGCAGCCTGATTCAATGGTGCTTTTACCGTTTCCGCGTGGAACCTCGACATAAGTTTCATTAAATCGGCGTTTTCCGTTCGCGGTTTTCATCCATCCCCAAACGGTTGTTAATATGAAGCACTGCCAATCTTCCAAATGGATATTGGTTCCGGCTAGTGCTCCTTTAACATGTTGCAAATTCTCATTAAAAGCACATATCCGGTTGGCCGCTTTCCGGTCGAAATAATAAGGAAAATCTGCGGTCCGCTGGCGTTTTAAATCGTTTAATTGCCGTTGGCAGGCTTGTATAACGTATTTACACGCCGGAATTTTTCCGGAAATAATTTTTTTTATGTATCTGTTGGCTTTGTCGACATAATCCATATTTTTTTAATTGTTTCACGTGAAACATTATCCAAAATCGGAAAACGCGTTCCGTTCCACGGAATCCGCTTTAACCGTCGTTATCTTGGAACGGCTCGCCGGCGTGAATCCTAGTTCATTCTCCAACCCGCGTAATACTGCCGTGGTTTTAAGTAATTGATGTAACAAATCATTGACACGTTTCACGCCCTGCCCGTCCGTCTGGACGGTTCCGCCCTCTTTTAATGCTGCCGAAATTGTTATAAATGCATCAAAACAAACAACCCATTGAGTGAATACGGCAAAATCCAACGACGTTAACAGGCCTTCCGGTGCATTCTCTAGGGCATATATCCAAATGTCGCGGGCCGTATCGGTTAAATATGCCGGTGGCAATGCGTTTTTTAGTTCCCCTGCGGGCTTTGGTTCGTTCGGATTCCTCCGGCACTTCTGCAGGGTTCCCTGCAATTCCTTAACCGCGGTCGGTTTTCTCGGTCTTCCGCCCATCTCATCATCATTTTTGTTTTTTGCTAGAAAAAAATTGTTTTTTTGTGAGCCAAATCCCCCATTTTGCACGCGTGCACGTTTGAG